TAATTAATGATTTGTATGAGGTGATGTGAAATTAGTTAAAAAAACTGTAGAAGAGTGGCTAAATAGCATTAGCTACAAAACAGATCCAACTTATGTACCTAGCGAATTCGCCCTCGAGTTTGTTAGCTTCATAAAACTTGTTAATGGAGAGCAGGGGGAAGAAAACAAAACACCTGTTATCCATTACAAGATGTTAGATAACATTACAGGCAAAACTCAAAACACAGTTAACATGTGTTCACGAGGATTAGCAAAGACAACTATTTTATCTGAATACCTAATTCTATATTTAGCTGTGTATGGCTCTATACCAGGGTTNGGTGANGTAGACTACGGTATCTATGTGTCAGATTCTATAGAAAATGGTGTAAAAAAGATGCGCTATAGGCTAGAGAGACGCTGTATCTACAGTGAGTTCTTGCAAACTTATTTAGATTCTTTTAGATTTACAGATATTCGTTGGTATTTTAAAAATAAACAAGGCAAAGAATTAGTTGTAACAGGCCACGGAGCTAAAACTGGTGTTCGTGGAACAGTAGAGCTAAGCACGAGACCACAATTAGCTATGTTGGATGACCTATTGTCTGACGATGACGCTCGTTCGCCCACAATTATTGAGAGTGTAGAGAATACAGTCTATTCAGCAATCGATTATGCGCTGCATCCAAAGAAACGTAAAGTAATTTGGTCAGGCACCCCGTTTAATGCTAAAGACCCGCTATATAAAGCAGTTGAATCTGGTGTATGGCATGTATCTGTTTACCCTGTGTGTGAAGAATTTCCTGTTAGTCGAGAAGATTTTAGAGGTGCATGGGAAGATAGGTTTGATTATGATTATGTAAACGAACAGTACAATAAATCTAAAGGAGCTGGCAAGCTAGACAGTTTTAATCAAGAATTAATGTTACGTATTATGTCTGAAGAAGAACGCTTAATACAGGATAGCGATATTACCTGGTATAAGCATGCTAATGTAAAACAAAATATGGGAGCATTTAATTTCTATATTACAACTGACTTTGCTACTAGCGCTAGAGAAAGTGCAGATTATAGTACTATTAATGTTTGGGCATACAATAATAATGGTGATTGGTTATGGGTAGATGGGTTTTGTAAACGAGCATTGATGGATGTAACTATGGATGCACTATTTGAATTAGCTCAAAAATATAGTCCACAAGAAGTAGGTATTGAGGTGACAGGACAGCAAGGGGGTTTTATAGCCTGGATACAAAATGAGCAAATGAATCGTAATATTTATTTTACCCTTGCATCAGGCAAAGGTAGAACATCACCAGGCATTAGACCTAATAAAGATAAGATGAGTCGATTCCAACAATTAGCATTGCCTTTATTTAAAGCAGGTAAGTTGTGGTTTCCTGAAGAATTAAAAGAATCTGAAGAATTAGCAGAGATGCTAGCAGAGATCTCTCTTGCTACTTATAAAGGATTTAAGTCTAAACATGATGACCAGCTTGATAATATATCAATGTTAGGCGAATTTAACGCTTGGAAACCAAGTGAAGTATCTACAGGCCATGAAGATGGATCAATGTTATGGGATGATGAAGAACCAGAACCGCAAGGCAGTAGTTCTTATTTTGTTTAAAGTGTTTACATAAATATTCTATGGTGGTATGATGGGACAAAATCACTTTAGGAACTCACATGTACGTTTCTGACTATTTGTCTCATATTGTAAAGGGTGAAGTCAAACAATTATATGTAAGCGATATTGGGACAACAAGTCCCACTACTGTACAACAAGCAAATATTGCTACGCTTATAAGTTATCTTAACGAAGCTAATCTTGAATTACACAAACATTTTGGTTTATTACAAAAAGAACTTGTTTTAAGTGATGTTACAAATAACTCACTTCATAATGTCCCATTAGATTTTTTATATGCAATTAGTGCACAATATAATGATGGCACAGAAGTTTCAATTAATAATGAAAGAGCTAACTACGTAGATAAAGTAGATGAGAATGTTTCAATATTATTTCCAGCACCTTTTAAAATTTTAATTAAAGGTACAGATGTATCTTTAAAACGAGATGATATTAGTGTAGTCTATGTTGCAGTACCTATAACAGTAACTAAAACAACAGACTTTATTGATTTGCCTCAAGTATATAATGAAGCCATTTATAACTACATGGCATACAAAGCACATGTTTCTGTTAAAGGTGATATAAAAGAAGAGAACAATACTTATTATTTGCGTTATCAGGAAAGTTTAAGAAATATTAGATTACTAGGTATGGTTAACTCTGATAACTTAGATAGCAATGTTAAATTAACAGATAGAGGATTTGTATAATGGCAAATTATCATTCGTTTTCACCAAATACAGTAGAAGCAAATCAAATTGATTATTACGATACAATTGAATTAGTATCTGGAGATAATCAACCAGAATTAAATATTATATTAAAAGACAGTAACACAGCATTATCAGGTCAAACGTTAGACGCTGCTAATCATGCAACATGGGCAATCATTAATTTAACAAATGCTAGTTCTGTTGTTATGAAGTTTAGAAAAGCTGAGACAACAACTATATTAGAAACAATTACGTGCTCTATAGTTAGTCCTCGAACAAACGGCAATGTTATTATGACTTGGGCTAGTACAACACTTGCGGGAGCAAGTGGTGTTTACGAAGGTGAAATTACAGTTACATATAGCAACGGCAATATAACTACAGTTAGAGACTTATTAAAGTTTGATGTGAGGGCAGGTTTCTAAAATGGATATAGATGCTAGAGCTGTTGTAACCTTAGTTAAACCCGAAGCTACAGTATCTCATACTTCATTAAAAGCAGGCTCTATATCTTCAGTTAGAATGGAGAGTGTTGCTACTCTTGCTGATGGATCAATAAATAAATGGATAGAAGATAGCTTGCCTCTTAGTGAAGTTTATCTTAATGTTTACACAAAACCTCTTACTGAAAGTTTATCAATATCTGAAATATATGGCTGGAATTTACAAAAAACTCCTGCTACTGAATCTTTAAGTGTAGCAGATACTTTTGCTAAAGTAGTTAGTTGGAATAGAAACTTTACAGATGCCTTTACTTTAGATGACGCTGCTCAAATTGACAAAGACTACTATGGAAACAAAGGTAATGTATTTACAATATTAGATTTATTAAATATTTCATTATCAAGAGATTTAACAGATGCTACAGATACAATGACAGTCGGTGATGTTTTAGCCATTACTGTAGCTTATAATAGAACTATAACACCAGACGGTGTAAGTATAGGCGATGTGCCAAGTATTGCAAACCGATCAGGTGCGTTAATGAATGGAACATTTTTTAACAATATAACCTTAAACTAGGAGATTAGTAATGGTTAATGATAACTTAAAATTGACGGGTGCATTAACTATTGCACTAAACGATAAGGTTGTACAAAAGATAGATAACCTTGTTGTAACAGCAGGTAAGAATTATGTTGCGTCTCGTATGAAAGATACAACAAAAGCTGCAATGAGTCATATGGCAGTAGGAACAGGTACAACAACAGCTGCTGCGTCACAGACTGCTTTAGTTAGTGAAACTGACAGGAATGCATTGACTTCACAAACAGTAACTGGCAGTGCAATTGCGTATGTTGCTACATGGGCTGCAGGTGATGCAACTGCCGCGCTAACAGAAGCTGGTATTTTTAACGCATCATCAAGTGGTGACATGCTGTGTAGAACAGTATTCTCTGTAGTTAACAAAGCTTCAGCAGATAGCATGACTATTACTTGGACTGTAACAGTGAGTTAATATGGGAATTAAGTTTAGTAATAATGCGTCTGCTTTATTAAATGGGGCCATTACAAATTCAGCAACATCGATTACACTTGATGATGTAACAGAGTTTCCTACGTTAGGAGCAGCTGACTATGCATTTTTAACTTTATCTAACTCAGCAGCAACAAAAATTGAAGTAATTAAAGTAACCGCAATAAACACAGGTACTAAAGTATTAACTGCTGTAAGAGGGCAAGACAATACCTCAGCTCAAGCATTTGATAGTGGTGATAAATGTGATTTAAGGTTAACAGCTGGAGCACTAGAAGCTAAGTTAGCTGAAGCTGAACCTGATGGAGTTCCCATGGCTATTGCATTAGGATAGGAGTAAATAAATGGCTAACACGTTCAAACTAAAAACTAAAGCGGCAATAGATGCTTCTTTAGTTACTGTATACACAGTGCCCACTGTAGAAGCAGCAGTAATTATTGGGCTAACAATATCTAATATTAAAGGTTCAACCGTTACAGCTGATGTACAAGTTGTAACAGCTTCTTCATCTGGAGAAAATGCAGATAACGTTTATATTGCTAAAGATATTCCACTGCCTACAGGTTCTTCAGTAGAAATTATGGCAGGTAATAAAATTGTTCTCCAATCAGGAGATATAATTAAGGTGAAAGCATCAGTAGTAGATGGAGTAGATGCTTTATTAAGTGTAATGGAAATAACATAAGGAGATATTATGGGTTACGGAAGAATGCCAAAAGCACCTGCTAAAAAAAGACCAGCACGTCCAAGTAAAAGAGGTAGATAGTGGCTAAGAAATATAAAACTGCTGCTTGGACTAGAAAAGAAGGTAAAAATCCTAAAGGTGGTTTAAACGCTAAAGGTAGAGCTAGTGCTAAAAAACAAGGATCAAATTTAAAACCACCGTTAGGAAAAGGTACAAATCCGAGACGGGTTTCGTTTGCTGCAAGGTTTGCAGGAATGAAAGGACCAATGAAAGATTCTAAAGGTAGACCAACAAGAAAAGCATTAGCTCTTAAAAAATGGGGTTTTGGTTCTGTAGAAGCAGCAAGAAATTTTGCAAATAGACACAAAAAGAAAAAGTAATGNCATTAACTAAACGACAAAAAGCAACTATGGCTAAGCACAAAGTGCACCATACTGCTAAGCATATGCGAGAAATGACTAAATTAATGAATGCAGGTAAAAGTTTTACNGCAGCCCATAAATTAGCNATGAAAAAGGTAGGTAAATAATGGCTAAACNGGGTTTATACGCGAATATACACGCTAAACGTAAAAGAATTAAAGCAGGCTCTAAAGAAAGAATGAAGAAAAAAGGAGCTAAAGGAA